GATTTAAAGAATGTTGCAGCATTTTTAGATTGTTTATTAGCTTGTACCATAGTTCTCATTGCTGTCTTTACACCTGCACCATACATCAACGCTAAGTTCGTTGGGTCACCTGCAAGTCTAAATACACCATCAATAACACCTGATACAACACTAAATCCTGTAGAACCTGGTTCAAACATTTGTACTGCTGCTATTCGACCTGGCGATATATTTACTTTTGTTCCATCTTTTGCTTCGTATTTAAAAGCATCTTCTCTTTTGTCGTACAACTGTGTAACAGGAAGTCCATAAACTTCTACAGCTCTACTTAATGCCTCTCTTTCACTTCTACCTGCTCTACGCATATCTAAGTACACTTGTGTTTCTTTAGGGTCTAATGACTTAGGTAAAAATCCTGTACCTAAATTTAGTGGTTTACCTTTTTTAGATTGTTCTAAAGCTAAACGAAACTCATTCTTTCCATATCTATCTCGTGTCTGTTTAAACACATCCCCTACACCACCGCCATATATGTTATTTAAGTATCTAGCTGTAGAACTACCTTCCTCGCCTTCTGCTTGTGGTCTAAATGTTTCATACAATCCACCTAATGTTGCATTAGCTACAACTCCAGGTACAAACTTTCCTGTTTCTTGTGCTGCTACAACTGCAGATTTAAAACCTCTTGATACATTTTGGAATACAGCATCTAGTCCTAAGAAACCCATTTGTACACCTCTTTTTAAAAAGTTGACATCTGTAACAAGGTTTTCTGTGTTCTTTTTTGCTATAATGGATGCTGCTCTATTTGCTACCTGCAAAGCAATTTCATCTTCTGCAGTAGTTCCGCTTAATGCCATATAAGGTAAAACTTCTTTAGGAATTGTAGGATATGCTTTTGTAAGGTTAGCAATACTTTGTACTAAGTCAGGATTTGTTTCTCTTACACCTTTATCAAAAGAACTTGCACGATTATATGTTTCTTGTGCAACTTGTCTTTTTAAATCATCTAAAGAATAACGCAAAGAATATCTACGCATTATCTAAACCTAGTTTGTGGCTTCTCCTGTACAGGCACAGCATTTTTTTGTTCTATTAACTCTAAAATTACAGGGTCATTAAATTTACTAAATAATCCTTGTAAATAAGCATCTATATCAGTTGCCATAGGACTAGCGCCTATTCTTCCTACGCCAGGTCCTTGTGATATTCCTGCTGTGTTTGGCTCACTTTGAAACCTAGTAGGTTGTCCTAATGATATAGGACTAGCTGTTCTAGTTGCATTTTGTGCAACTTGCTCTCCTGCTACTGTAGGTAATTCATAATCTAGTGCATCTTCTTGGTCGTTTATTATTTGTGATTGTCCTGTTGGGTCGCCTTTTTGTCTTGGTATATATAAATCTTGAAACGCAGGGTCAGGTTTGCCATCAGTTACTTGTTTTAATGCTTTTGGCTTTCTAACCATAATATCCCTCATCATTAAAGAAGTCATCAAGACCTCCTAAAAAATCTCTTAGTTTCTCGTTTTCTGCAGCATCTTCAATAGTAAAATCTACACGAATAAATACTTTAGGATGTGGTGTAGGCATCCAATATTGCATAATTGGAGGTGTAAAACTATCATCTATTTTTGGTTCTACTTCTATATTGTCTAAATCCCAATCTTCTGAATTAATCATGTCATAAAACTTAATATTAGTTTCACGCATTCTGTCTGATGGTTCAGGCATTATTGTCCTCCCTGTTGTGCTACTTGTGATAACACTTGTGCTAATCCAGGTGGCGGTCCTTGCGGTACAGCACCTGCTTGTTGCGCTTGTGCATTTAGTAAAGCTAATTCTTCTTCACTAGGTTCTTCACCTTCTGCAGTATAATATTTGTCTAATATTTCAGACATTCTCTGCGGATTTTTTCTTATTTCTATAGCAGCAACTAATGCTTTTTGGTCGCCTTGTGATGCCTGTGCCATAAGAGTTTCAAACAATACAGTTTCAGCTCTTTCTTTATTAACACGATTTTGTATCTTTGTTATGTTTTCTAATCCATCCATATTTTCTTGCAATGTCTGCTTGTCAATAATTCCCTGTTGGTAAAGTTGTAAACCTGTAATAATTTTTTGTGGCTCATCAAATCCTGCCATAACACCATACACTCTGCGTGTTGTATACACTTCAGATATATCAGAGTTAGGTGTGTAGTTTTCTTTGTAAGATGTTCCTTTGTGAAATCCTGCTAATGGTTTTCTTGTACTTCCAAACATTGCTTCATCATATTCAAGTCTTTTAGCATCTAATTCTTCTAAAGCATCACCTAATACAGTTTGATATTCTCTTACATGCAGTGATGCAGATTGACCTAGTTCTTCTAATCCTCTACCTGTAACAAAAGCATTAGGCGATTGTCCATCATCAGATACAGGATAAGCTGCACCTAGTCTAAGGTGTCTTTCTAACCTATCTACTTGTTGAAATAATTGATAAGGTAAATTGTTTACAGGCTTTGATACTTGTGAACCAGGTGTTAAATAGTTAACTGCAAATCTACCTTTACGATATTTACCGCTTTCTATTTCACCAACAATGTTTGTTTCTGTAAACACTGCATCTTCCATAGCAATAGTTCCAAGTATGTTAATCTTTGCCATATTTGCCATAAGACCTGTAATGTGTTGGAATTGTGATTGCATTTGGTCAAATGAATATCTTTTTGCAACAACAAAACAAGGACCTGATTTGAGTATGTTTGGCATAAAATCTATTATTTTTTTATTTTCAGGCAAGAAAATGTATGTACCTTCTTTATCTCTATATTCAACAACTACTTTTCCATGTCCTGTTGAGTTAGCCCAACTACCTGCTCTATCTGTGCTATCTAGTAAAGCAGAATATGGATTTTGAAAACCATTGTCATTTTCTTCTTGTGCAAATATATATTGTTTTGCTTCAGGATATTGTTCAGCTAATACAGTGTGTGGTACACGACTAATTATTGCTAGTTCTTTAGGTTGTTGGTCATTGCCAAAAATTCCAGGGTAACAAGTAAATGGGTCACGAAGTTCTGCATAAGGATATGGATTTCCATCTTTATCTCTTTTGTGTCCTATTGTCCAAGCAACAAAACCATATCCAGGAAGCCACCTACCAACTTGTGGTAATTGTTTATGTAGTTTTTGATATTTGTCATAACTTACAACTATGCGTTCTAATTTTTCAGATTTTTTTCTTGCTCGTTCACTATCTTTTTCATTAATTATATCTACCTTTATATCAGGGCTTCTACCTAGCTTTTGTGCAAATCTTTCTAGCGCTGTTAAAAATAAATTAGGTGCAGGAAGTTCGTGGTATTCTACATTTACTTGATTACCAAGCAATGCTTTTACTGCTGCTTCTCCACCATTCATAATGTCACGAATACGACTTCTATCAATCATTTGGTCTTGATTAATTACTCTAAGGTAATCTATTTGGTCGTACAACTGTTCGCTATTTAAAGGCATCTATCTCCAATTATCATAATCTATATTACTAGGATTATAGTCAGAAAAACTAGGATTGTAATCATATCCTAGTTCTGCAAAGCGTTCTTTTTGCATACGCCTAATTGCTCTCATTGGAAACCAACTAGCCATAACAATATCTGTTTTAGTTCCCACACTTTTGCTTTTGTTTCTAGCAGAACTAAAATACACTAACTGACTTGTATATAAGTTTATCTTTTCTTGTGCTTCAAATCCACTATAAGGTAAATTAATTAATTTATCAGCAAACATTGGTCGCATAGCTGTTACACCAAACAATGGGTCAAACTTTTGATTTCGTGTTTCGTGTCCTTCTAAAAATACGCCATGTCTATTTGCAAAATCTTTTATAGATACATCTTGTCGTATAGCTTTTTGAAAACCATTTTCTTCTATTACCCAATGACTACAGTTGTACTCTGTCCACCATTTTTTAATTATCTCTAATGCTTGTGGTATTCCACCACCTAAATTGTTTTCTATATCTATTAAAAACAAAGTACCTGTTTCAGTATTGTAACCCCACAATACTGCAGCTTGATAACCTGTAGATGCAGGGTCAAGTCCTGCTATAAGTCTTACATTGATTGGTATGTCACCTATTGCTCTACTTTGGTCACGACACTGTTCTATTTCTTCACGCTCAAACAAAGCAAGTCCATCAGGCATAGCGACATTAAGATATACCATTTCGTATATTGCTCTACCACCTGTAGTTTCTGCAGCTCGTTTTCTGTCCATTAACCATTTGTAAGTACGCTTACCTGTCCACAACATACACTCTGTATGTGCTTCTTCATCCCAATCAGCAATGTTGCATGATGTGTCATGTGCTTCTTCGACTAATGTTTTCCAACTTTCGTTATCTAACAAATGAGAATACAGGTCATCATAATGTTGCCTAGAACCAATTACGATTATTGCTGTATGTTCCTCTTTACGACTTGACAATGTTGTAGTCCACCAATTTCTAGTATTTTCTCTTGATGCAGGTTGCATAGTAGATGAATGGTCCTCTAAGTCATCACCAATAATGATGTCGCAATCTCGTGACAATATCTTACCACCACGACCAATGCCTACCATTGTAGGTGATTTAATACCTGTAACTGTTCTAGTGCCTACAGTAAAACCATTTTGTGACCATGCTTTACCTGTACGACTTGTAGGTTTAAAAGTTTTTCCAGGAGGACATAATTCCTCTATAAGTTTTTCATTATTTTCTAATTGGTCAATTACAGAACTAACTGCATTCTTAGCAATTTCTTCGTTACCGCCTACCCATAAAATACGAACATTAGGATTTTGTACAATCAACCATACAGCAAAGTGTATAAGCAAATCAGTTTTGCCATGTCTAGGTGGTGACAATATCATCTGTTGGTCACCATGTTCTATAGCTTCTAAAATAGATTTTATCCACCTAATGTGAAATTCAGGTGTTTCGTATGGGTCGCCTGTTTCTGTTTGAAAATATCTATCTCTAAATTGTTTAAAGTCTTTTAATGATTTTTCTGCTTTAGCAGGTATAGTCCAATTTTCTGCTTTAGACTTTGTTTCCATATCTTCTACCCACGCAGCGTATGCGTAACTAAGTGCGGCTTTTGTACAACCTAGTAACTCTGCTGCATCTTGTTTAAGCATGTCACCTTTTAAAATTAAAGGTCCTAGATTTTTTTCTACTAACTGTTCGTAAACTTTGCCTCTGCGTTTTTGTACATTACCTTCTGCTACAGGTTTGCCATCATGGTCAATTTCATAGACAGCACCTTTTTGTTTAGCGTGATATACAGCATTGTGATAGCTTTTAGAACAAGTAGATGAACAAAATTTTTTCTTAGGTGGTCGTAATATATTAT